CCTGAAGAAACAGAAGGAACCTGAAAATAGCAGCAACACCAAATGAAGGTGCAAAGAACCAACTGGATTGTCCCAGTGGATACATCAGGAATACAGAAACGAATACTGCAATGGGACCAGAGAATGCGATTGCATTATAAGGACGGATGCCTACCAGTCGGGCAATCTCAAACTGGCGAAGCATAAATCCAATCAGAGCGAAAGATCCGTGGAGCGCCACAAAAGGCCAGAGTCCCCCAAGTTGACACCACCTGACGAAATCTCCCTGAGCTTCTGGACCCCAGAGAAGTAGAAGGGAATGTCCGAGAGCATCAGCAGGAGTAGAAACAGCAGCGGTAAGGAAATTACAACCCTCAAGGTAACTTGAAGCAATACCGTGCGTATACCAACTGGTGACGAACGAAGTTCCCGTAAGCCACCCACCCAAAGCAAGATAAGCGCACGGGAATAGTAGAAGACCAGACCAACCGACAAAAACAAACCTATCACGCTTAAGCCAGTCATCGAGAACATCGAACCACCCCCTTTGTGTAATTGGTTGCTGTAAAGTAGATGAAACCATTTATATCCTCCGAAATAAAAAGGGGTCCGAAGACCCCAGTTTTAAGTTTTTATATTATATCAACCAATTGCAGGTGCGGTGAGAGCAACAGGAGTGTTCTCAACAGCAGCAAGATCAAGAGGGAAGTTGTGAGCGTTGCGCTCGTGCATTACTTCCATGCCCAGACCAGCGCGGTTCAGAACGTCAGCCCAAGTGTTGAGCACACGACCCTGACTATCAACGATAGACTGGTTGAAGTTGAAACCGTTGAGGTTGAATGCCATGGTGCTAACACCAAGAGCAGTGAACCAGATACCAACTACAGGCCATGCAGCAAGGAAGAAGTGAAGTGAACGAGAGTTGTTGAATGAGGCATATTGGAAGATTAGACGACCAAAGTAACCGTGTGCAGCAACAATGTTGTAGGTCTCTTCTTCTTGACCGAACTTGTAACCATAGTTCTGTGACTCGTTCTCAGTGGTTTCACGAACCAGTGAGGAAGTAACCAGAGAACCGTGCATAGCACTGAACAGTGAACCACCAAACACACCAGCAACACCAAGCATGTGGAAGGGGTGCATCAGGATGTTGTGCTCTGCTTGGAACACAAGCATGTAGTTGAAGGTTCCGCTAATACCCAGAGGCATCGCATCAGAGAAAGAACCTTGACCGAAAGGATAGACCAAGAACACTGCAGAAGCAGCAGCAACAGGTGCGCTGTAAGCAACGCAGATCCAAGGACGCATACCCAGACGATAGGAGAGTTCCCACTCACGACCCATATAGGCATAGATACCAATCAGGAAGTGGAATACAACAAGTTGGAAAGGACCACCGTTGTAGAGCCACTCATCTAGGGAAGCAGCTTCCCAAATGGGGTAAAAGTGCAGTCCAATTGCGTTGGACGAAGGAATAACAGCACCCGAGATGATGTTGTTTCCGTACATGAGTGAACCAGCAACGGGTTCACGGATACCATCGATGTCTACAGGAGGTGCAGCAATGAAGGCAACAATGAAACAGATAGTAGCAGCAAGCAGGCAAGGAATCATCAGAGTTCCAAACCAACCAACATAAAGACGATTATCGGTTGAAGTAACCCAGTTGCAGAATTGTTCCCAAGTATTTGATTGTCGTTGACGTGAAATTGTAGCAGTCATTTTTTCTTAAAAAGAGTAGTAAGACCATCAGGGAAATGGTGGAGTTACTATTCCCCAGTCACCCTCAGACTGGGTATGAGAGACGTAATTTATACACCCCATAGGTCTCGGTTAATGGGTGTTTAACAATGTTAAGATTTATTAGAAATCCGTAACATTTGTTTACCTATTTATCATACTACGGTTTCCCGTGCCCGTCAAGCCCCCCGAATGGGGACATCATGCTAAATAACAATAGTGTTTATCACATAAGAAAAATGAAAAGACTTATTCTAGCCTTTTCGTTATTCTTCGCAATCCCAGTTAATGCTGCTGAAATCACATCAAGAATCACTGACTCCGTACAATTGAAAGTTGATGGTGCTGCAGTTCAATCAACACGAATCGGTGCTTCATATTCAGCGTCAGGAACTAATATCCAATCCACATCCTTTGGTGGTGTAAATGGTGCCGGAACCTACGATATCAATACTCCAGGTCAAGCATTTACTTTCTCAGAAAGTTTCAATGCTGCCGATACTCCTGTAACAAATCAAACAGTAACAAACGGTGTTATTGGATCTCCAAATCTTTATGGAGACAGTGTAACTCAAGTTGGTGGAGAAAAAGGAACTCTCGCAGGAACCTTATCTCCAACTGGTGTTCCTACTGTAACTGCTGGTGGTGCAGGAACAAGTGCTACTGCTCAACGTAGTATTGAATTGAGCGTATTTAAATGAGACATATCCTAGCAGGTTTATTCCTGCTAGGGTTCTGTTCTCCTACCCTAGCAGAAAGTGTTGTGCCTAATTTTACTAGGGGTACAATCAATGCGACTACAGAATCTACTACAAAAATTGTAGAAGCAATTCGCCAAGTTGAATATACAACTGGAGAATCTTATACTGTATCTGGAACGAACATCAACATTCCCAGCAATCCTCAAAAGGGTGCTAATTATTCGATTATGACGCAAGGTGCTCCATTCCAGTTCAGTGAAACCTATCTCGGCCCTGGAGTGGCTAAAGAAACATGGATAGATCGCACCACAGAAACTCAATCAAAAACTACATCAATGTCTGTCTTTACTCAATAATATTAAGTGGAGCAGCATTTGCACAACAAGCACCAAGCAATACAAATATTGCAGGACCATCAGCATCTGCTACTGGTAATGTAACAAACCAGGCAGTTCAGGTACTTCAAGGTCCTTATGCAATGAACACTTATGGTAATGGTGTTAGTTGCCAAGGAGCAACATTTTCATTTGCCCCCTTTGTAATTGGTAATGGAAATGGAAGTCAAGACCCAGAACAGTTCAGTTCATATTCTGGTAATGCTGGAGTATCAATGGGTTTCAATATTCCTTTGGATGGTTCATTGCAAGAATTATGCAAAGCAAGAGTGAGAGTTGAAATTTCAAGACAACAGGCAGAAGCAGACAAAGCACGACTTGATTTTGAACTTGTAAGATTATTAAAGTGCGGTGAAGCAAAGAAATCAGGTATTGATTTCTTCCCTGCAAGTCCTTACTATAAAGTTTGTGCAGACATTAACGTAGTAGTTCCACAACAAACTCCTACCTATAACGATGATTTAGTTGATATGTACAAACAAATGTCTCAGAAAATCGATGGAACCAATCAATACAATTAATACAAATCTAGTAAGGATAATCGGAAATAATCCGATTAATGTTCCAAACTCAAACATTAATCGGATTTCTGGTCCATCGGTAATTCCGACTGTAGATAAACCGATTCTCCAACAAATAAATGCTCCTGTTGTTCGTGGTCTTGAAGTTCCTGTTATAGATGCACCAAATACAACTATACAATATCCAATTGTAAAAGTTCCAACCCAAGCAGAATTTGATGCTTCTATAAGACCTCAACAAAAACCACAGGAACAACAACCTCCAGAAAAATCAAGAGGATTACCTGATCCTACCCCTGCCCCCCAACTTCCTCCATCTGCTCAAACCCCTGCTATTCAAACCCCCGTTATTGAATCCCCCAAACGGATTGCGGAAGTTCCTGCAGATTTACCCAAACCTACCTTTACTGTCGGTGGAATCAGTATTAATTTACCTGACCCTTCTCTTGTTGCTACGGCTGGTGCTGTCGCAGTAGTTACCACTGCAGCAACAATGGCTTCTACAGCAGTCTTAAATGTTCTTAAGAATGCAGCAGAACCTATGCTAAGAGAAGCAGCAAAAAATAAATTTAAAATTAAAATCAAACAGACTAAACCTGTTCTCCATTATGTTCTATCCGATGGAGGACACGTTGATATATTTGAGTACTCTGCTGAAGGTACACGTTTAGTTGCACAAACAGATAACGTAGAACAGTATATCAGAGATCAAGTAGATACGAATGCTCTCTATGAAATAGAAAACAAAGTTATTATTGATGATGTGATGAAAGATAAATTTACAAAAGAAGGGCAAGAGAGATTTAAAGGTCTCTATGCCCCACCTAAAAAGATTGCTAAGAAATTATCTGCCCGCCTTTCTTTTTGATTCCAGTAAAGCGAAATCTTTCTTCTTTGTACCACCGTCATATTCCCAAGCATATCCTTCATCAATCATCATCTGATTAACAGACTTTTTCTTATTGACTGCTGATACTTCATTATCACCAATAAAAAGATGTCCCAGAATTCTACCATACTTTTCGGTAGAATCTGGGAGTTCTGTTTTTACAATAATATCAGTTTGTCCTTCTAACTTTTTCTTGAGCCATTCTTTAACTTCAAGACCAAGTGTTTTTTCTTTCACATCAGTTGTTCTGCTCTCTGGGGTATCGACACCAGCAAGACGAATTCGCTTAGTAAGAGAGATATCAAAACCAAGATCAATAGCAGCGTCAATAGTATCACCATCTACAACCTTTAGAACTTGCTTAATTCTGTAAATATAAGGATCCTTATCCATTAGAATGGTAATTTGAACTTCTCAGTATTTATTTTAGGAATAGGTAGTTTCTCAAATGCTTTGTTGACTTGATTTTCTACAACCTTTCCAACAAACTCCTCAGGGTTGTTAATGATTGCTTCTGCTTTTTTATAGGTAACATAAGCACCATAACAAAGTGCTCCACTAATTGCCAGACTCGTCGCTGATAGAATGATCGCAATGTTCTTCATCTTTCATTTCCTCGTTTGCTAATTTTAATATGTAGTAAATGATATATGCAGTAAATGAAAGACCACAAGTTAATATTATAACAACACCCCAAGGAAACTCACTCATCTCTGTTCAATCCAGTTCAATACTGCAAGTGCTGTTTTATTTACGTTTGGAGATGCACAAGCAAGGGTAATCGTATCACTAATTGTTCCGATACCAGATCTTCCAATCTGTAAATCTGCAAGTCTATCAATCTCTATCAAATTAGAACCACCAGAAACCACGAATCCAGAAAGAATATCTCTACCACCAGAAAGTGCAGTTGCAGAAGTATCATACTGAACAAATGAATCTACATCTGCGTGATTTGTCCAGTTTGGATTAGTCAATGTTGCATTTTGCAAAAGTTTCCAATACACATTAGTATTATCATTAGTTACCGCTTGTAGAGATCTTACAAGCATTACTGAATTGAGAGCAGATGATTTGAGACGCAAACTTACAATAGGATAAAATGTATTTGCAAGTGTCATTGTAGTGCCAGTAATACCATTAGACTGACTCAAAAGAGTTCCAAGTTTATCTGCACCACCTTCTTGAATCAGAGAATTAGAACCTTGATAAAGGTAATGTGTTCCTGCAACACCAGTTACATTCTCAATCTCGCAACGAATTGGAAGAAAAGGACTAGAACACCAAACTTTATCGAGATTATTTGAGTTATCAAAGGTATGACTCTTGATAGTTTCTCCCTTCATCAACCAATTAAAATCTACTGTTCCTGCACCATACCACTCATAATTAATAGAAATCATCTGTTGTTTTGTTGGATCTGCGGTTACACCAGTCCAACCATTACCATCAAACTTTTCACCATTCCAGTCATCTCTACCAACTCTTATTTCTGTAGTAATTCCCGATGTGCTAGTACGAATTACATAAGAATATGTACCCCCATTATCCTCAAAGTAAGCGCCATTATTATCGTCAAATAATCCAAATCTTCTACGAATACCTACTTGAGGTTGTTCCAATCTGATTGCAAATGCCAATGTTGCTGGTCTGCCAGGAATGTATCTCATCACATTCTTGGTTTGTCTAGTAACTTTGCTGCCAGCGGTAGAACCAACTTGCATGATTATGTTACTGGAATATTGATTCCAAGTTGCGGTTCCAACTCCAACTATTCTCTCATCCCAAACATCAGTCTCTTTACCATACTGGAAAGTATTGAAGAAAACTGTTTGGAAAGGTGCAGTTTTTAATCTGTTATTGTTGGAAAACTGAGGTCGCCAATCTGTCTGGTTTCCCCAGTGATCTGCAATATTAAAAGTTTCAAAAAGACTTCTCTCCTGATTTAAGAAGTCTTGTGTAGTCTTATTCCACTGAGCCATTGTCAATCAATCCATTCTAATTTTGAAGGGTGGTATCTTTGAGAATTTTTAATATTAAAATTCTTTTCTTCCACAGGATAAATGTTATGAACTATCGCCCCTGGATATTCTCTTTGAATTTGTTCACCAAGTTCTTGCTTTGTCGGAATTCCAGATTTTGTTACCATTTCTAATCTATAAAGATTTCCATTCCACATTACATCGGCAACATATTCCTCACCCACTTGTTGTGCTTGTGGTTCTGAGCTATTGATATAAAGATTGCCGTTGAAATCTCCAGCAATCGTTACACTTTCTGACAAAAATTGTTTGAAAGATTTCATTATTTCTTATATTGCTTATATTGTATTTAGTACTTACCTTCAGTGCAATACTCTACTTTTTTATTTGGATAGTATGGATACTTTCCTTCTTGTGGTTTCATAAATCCACATCCAATCAACCAATCCATAGTCAAAGGAGTTGGGCGAATTTGATCCCACAATGGACCTTGAGTACACATCTCCAACTTTTCAGCAGTTACATTTGATTGTTCTTCTGCCCAATTTGCATCTGCCTCCCAAGGAACTGCACGACTTTGCATCATAGATTCGTAAGTAAGTCTAGTTGATTTCAATACCCAAGCAGGAATTTCTGAGTCTTGATGTACCTGAGCCATAAAAGAAGTCTTCAATCCACCACCCATACAATCTTGAACCGTATGCCATCCCTCATGACGAAGTGTTCCTAAAAATTCTCTTGGATCTTTAAGAAGAGTTTCATTAATAAAGAAACGATTATAATTTGGTTTGTATAATCCCACTGTTCTTGGAGTAAAATATCTTTCTGGTGCGACATAAACAGGGACTTCAAGTTTATTGAGAGCAGTTACAATTCTTACAATTTCCTCTCTAAATGGATCGAAGTCCTGATTTTTTAAAAATTCAGATTCTGCTGTTAATTTTTCAATACCTTCTGTACATTCCAAAAGTATCATACAACCCATTGCCTCTAAACTGTAAGGTCTTACTGTAGGTTGAGTGTTTAAAAGTTTATCTGCGTAAGCAGGAAGAGTTAAAGTTAAAGTTATTCCGATTGCTGCAATGAATTTTTTCATTCATTCCACCATCCTTCTTCTTTGTGTATCCAGACTTTCAAATCTTTTACATACTTTCTCAAGATCTGGGCCTGTTCTTCATGCCAAAAATCACCCGTCTCCATATAGAGGCGGGTGTGATTGTCTATTGCTTGGAGTATTTTGTGGATTGGAGCATTCCAACACTCCCTCTTTGGAGTGTTCCATTCTCTTGGCATGGGTATGTGAATGTGTATATTTGATTATCACCTAAAAAATCTGTTTTGCATAAATCAGGTCCAACTATCACATGCCCAACAATACTCAAAGTCACAAACTCAATCATTTTTTCTTTCCACCATTCTTTGCTTTTTTAGCAGTAGCATTTCCACTATTCTGCTTAGCATTAGCAGACTTGCTTTTTTTATTCTTTGGTTTACCCATCACAGATCTCCTCTTGAGTATGGTTTTTCTTCATCAACTTTTGCTTCAAGTGCTTCAACTCTTTCCTCAAGAGAAGTCTCTGAATCTTCAGTTATCGTTTCATGAACCACGGATTCTACAATCGCCTCAGCGACTGGAGTTGGAGGTGTTTCTACGAACTCCTCCCTTTTAGGTTGGGTCTTTTTTTCATCATCATCATCACCACCCTTCTTCATTGTGTTAATACCGAAAGTAGCAGCAGATGCGGTGAAAACAGTAGCAATAAAAGTGGGGTCCATCTTAGATAGAGCCCCAGCATAACTAGCAGTAAGAAGAGCGGCAGACCAACCCAAAATCGCAATACGAATAACAGTACTCATACACTTTTCTCTTTTGTTTGGTGTATCCATCAGTCCTTTTGATGATGTCTTTTATATTTAGGATTTTAGAACTTAAATTTAAGTTTCGCAGACACCACTGTATTAGAAACACCATCATTGATTTGATGTATTCCTTCAACGATTACCATTTCCTTATAATCAACAGAAGCATTTGCCTCAATCATTCCGCTGGTTTCATAAGAACCACCGACAGTTATGCCGAATAAATCCTTTTTCTTACCACCAAAACGATGTGAAATATTTAGACCAACCTCACCAGAATGTGAAGTTTTGTTTATAGCA